ATGCCCATCACCCGCACCGGCTGGGAGCAGCGCATTCGAGAGTTCGCCGACGAGCACGGCATCGAGCTCAGGCGCAGCAAGGCCCAGCGCCTCGCGCTCAAGATCCACAAGCGGGCCGAGAGCATGCAGCACGTCGACCCTGACGACCTGCTCCGAGCGGTCCTGAACTACAGGGACCCCACGGGCGACACCGCGGTAAGGAACGTCCTCGCTGCCGCCTGACCCCGCACAGCACTGAAGGCCCCCGCCATGCCCGGCAGGGGCCTTCGTCATGCCTACAGAGAGAAGGAATCTCGTGACCGACCTTACTCCGTTCGACTTCGACGGCCAGGCCGTCCGAGTCGTCACGATCGACGGCGAGCCCTGGTTCGTCCTCGCCGACCTCGCCCGGGTGCTCGACATCGCGGCCCCCGGGCGACTGGCCGCCCGCCTCGACGAGGGTGTGCGCCAGACGCACACCCTTCCGACGCCCGGTGGGCCGCAGAACCTCGCCGTCGTCTCCGAGGCCGGCATGTACGAGGTCGTGATCCGGTCAGACAAGCCGGACGCCGTCCGCTTCCGCCGCTGGATCACCTCCGACGTCCTGCCCGCGATCCGCAAGACCGGGGCCTACGGCACGCCCGCCCTCAACGGCCCGGAGCTCCTGGCGCACGCGGTGATCGAGGCACACGCGCTCATCGCCGCGAACGAGGCGAAGATCCTTGCGCTCACCCCGCGTGCCGAGGCGTTCGACGCGTTCCTCTCCACGTCGGGCGACCTCAGCGTGAACGAGGCCGCGAAGATCCTGAGCCGCGACAACGGCATCCTCACGGGCGAGAAGCGCCTGCGGGCCTGGATGCAGGCCAACGGCTGGATCTACCGCAACGAGGCCGACGAGCCCCGCGCGTACCAGCGCCGCGTCGACCAGGGCGCGCTCGCAGAGCGCGCGCGCTGGCACCACCACCCCGAGACCGGCGAGCGCGTCATCGACACCCCGCAGGTCCGAGTCACGGCCAAGGGCGTCGAGGCACTCGCCAAGTCGCTCACCAAGGTCGTCGACCGGGGCGAGCTCGACGTTACGGGCGGTGACGCGGCGTGATCCCGAAGACCGAGTCCGCAACGGTACTCGCCCTTCGCGTCAACGACGCGGCTGCCGCGTGCGGCGTCGGCCGCGACGAGCTCTACGCGGCCCACAAGCGGGGCGACCTTGTCTTCCGCTACCCCACCTCGCGCCCTGTCATCCAGGTCGCCGAGCTCGAGCGTTGGCTGAAGTCGCGCCCCACCGAGCCGCCGAAGAAGAACGGAGCCACCCGATGAACCCCCTGAACCTCTTCCGTCGCCGCCGTCCCGCCTCCCTCCCGGTGCAGGCGCTTGAGGCCCTGTCCTCCCCCGCTCTCCCCCGCCGGATCCCGGCCCTGTTCTTCGGCGCGGGCTCGACGGCGACCACCGAGGACGAGGCGCTGGTCATCGCCTCGGGCGCTCTCCGTCAGCACGGGCCCCGCGAGGCAGTCGCTGTTCTCGAAGGCTTCGTGTCCCGCGAGCTCGCCGGGATCCCGGAGCGGGAGCAGGTCATCCAGGACCCGTCGCTCCCCTACGACGACGTGGAGATGGAGGCGTTCGCGCCGGGATCGCTCGCAGACCAGGCCGAGGCATGGCTCGCGGACGGTGCGCGATGACCGCCGCCACGGACCGATTCCGACCGCTCCTCGCGACGCTCCCGCCCGGCCTGGCCGACCAGATCGAGCGTGCCGCGGCCGAGTGCGTCGCGACCGCACCGGAGGGCGAGGTTGTCTACGCCGCCTGCTGGTGCGACGACGACGCCCACACCTTCGCGGACTACTTCCAGTGGCGGCAGAGCATCGAGCGCGCACGCCGAGACCGCGACGAGTCCGCCCACCCCGCCCACCTCATCCGCCGCATCACCGTCACGGAGGCAGTCGCATGACCGTGCCCACCACTCCCGTTCGCCCTGGCCAGGTCTGGGCCGACAACGACAAGCGCTCTGCCGGACGTCGCGTGACCGTCGTGAGTGTCGGGCAGACCCACGCGCTCGTCGAGACGTCGCTGCTTCGCCGGACCTCGATCCGCCTGGACCGCTTCCGACCGACGTCGACCGGGTACCGGCTCGTGAAGGACGTGGCCCCATGATGCGCGACCGCTCGCTCTACATGGGCCAGGAGCGGCACGACGCCGAGATTGCTCGCCGTCAGCTGCCGTCCGATCCGAACATGCGAATCGTCTTCGCCGCGATCGACGTCTGCGGCTGGATCTGGGAGGGCGAGGACCTGCGCCAGTGGCCCGAGGCCGACGAGGCGAAGTTCCTCGCCGACTGGCAGGCCCTGCGCGATGCCGTCGCCGCGATCACGACGGAGATGCCGTGAGCGCCGCCTGGGCCGACGTCGTCGGCACCGCGGTCTGCCTCGTCCTCCTCTTCGCCTCGGCGTGGTGGGCAGGACGCATCGACGCGCGGCGCAAGAGGGAGGGGCGGAAGTGATCGAGATCGGCATCCACTACGACGTCCCCGAGCTCGAGTACCACGCGCTCCCGGGACTGTCCTCGACGGGCGTGAAGGCCATGCTCGACAGCCCGGCGCGCTACCAGCACTCGCGCAGGCACCGGGTCGAGAAGACCGCCTTCGACCTGGGGCACGCCGTGCACGGCATGGTGCTCGGCACTGGGCTCGACCTCGTGCGGATCGACGCCGAGGAGTGGCGCACGAACGCCGTCAAGGAGGAGGTCGCGGCCATCCGGGCCGCGGGCGGGGTCCCGCTCAAGCCCTCGCAGTACGACACCGCGACAGCCATGGCCGAGAAGGTGAAGGCCCACCCGGACGCCGGGCGCCTGTTCGCTGGCGGCCGCACCGAGGTGTCGGTCCTGTGGGACGACGTCGAGTCCGGCGTCCGCTGCCGCGGGCGCCTCGACTACCTGCACGAGGCCGCGGGCGTCGTCGTCGACCTCAAGACCGCGCGCTCCGCGGACCCTCGCGAGTTCGCCCGGACTGCGGCGAACCTCGGCTACGACGTCCAGGCCGCGCACTACCTCGACGGCCTCACCCAGGCAGGCGGCACCGCCACTCGCTTCCTACACGTCCTCGTCGAGACCGAGGCGCCGCACCTCGTATCGGTCGTAGAGCTCGACGTCGACTACCTCGCGATCGGGCGCGCCAAGACGCGCGCCGCGATCGACCTCTACGCCCGCTGCCTCGAGCGCGGCGAGTGGCCGGGTTACCCGACCGGCATCACTCGCATCGCACCGCCGCGCTGGCACTCTGCACCCGACCTCATCGAGGAGTACTCATCATGACCGACCTCGTTACGACCACCGCCGCCCTGCCGCTCGCCGAGCAGTGGCGCTTCGCCGAGACCGTCTCCGCCTCGTCGATCCTCCCGCGTCCCTACCGCGACGATCCGGGCGCCGTCCTGGTCGCCGTGAACCTGGGCGCCGCGATGGGCCTCGCGCCCGCCGAGTCGCTGTACCGGATCCACGTCATCGAGGGGAAGCCGTCGGCGTCCGCAGAGCTCATCGCGGCGAACGTCCGCAGGGCCGGCCACCGGCTGCGCGTCCAGGGCGACGATCAGAGCGCGCGCGCCGAGATCGTCCGCGCCGACGACCCCGACTTCGTCTACACCGCCACCTGGACGATCGAAAAGGCCCGCGCCGCCGGTCTGTCCACGAAGGATGTCTGGAAGAAATACGCGTCCGCGATGCTCAAGGCCCGTGCGATCACCGAGTGCGCGCGCACTGCCTGCCCCGAGGCTCTCTACGGCGTCACGTACACGGAGGAGGAGGCGCGCGAGGCGGCGCCCGCCGAGCCTGCACGCCGCGAGTCCGCGGCGGACGTCCTCGCGTCCGCTGTCGAGCCAATGCCCGACGCCGAGCCGACGATCACCCCGGACCAGCTCCGCACGCTCCACGCCTCCTTCGGTGAGTTCGGGATCGCCACGCGAGACGACGGCCTGGCCTACGCCTCGCAGGTCATCGGCCGCATCGTCGGTTCCACGAAGGAGCTCACGAAGTCCGAGGCGTCCGCGGTGATCGACAACCTCAAGCGCGACATCGCGAACCTGCCCGTCGCCGAGGTCGAGCCCGAGGCTGACGAGGTCGCGTCGTGAGCGCCCTACCGGATACCGGCGAAGTTCTCGCGGTGGTAGTTCGCGTGTGCCCAGTCGATGGCGTGGTGGCGTTGGGTGCGCAGCGGGCCTATGAGCGTGCGTCCCTCGGTGCGGTAGACGTTGCCGTTCTCGAGGTAGAGCGCGCCCTTGTCGAACAGGACGTGGTCATTCGGGCACAGGCACAGGACGTTGTCCGCGGTGTCGGGCCCGTTGTGGGCAGCACCCAGGGCGCGGATGTGCGCGCCTTCACTGTAGTTGCCGGCCGCAGTAGCAAGCACGATTCCGCACACCTGGCAGGTACCCCCATGCGTGTCCTTGACCCACTGGGTCACGGCGCTGTTGCGGACGATGCGCTGGACCGTACTGCTCCTGCGATTGGGAGCCGTGTTGCCGGCCGGCGGTGTGGTCTTCGTCCCGGGCGCCGAGGGCTGCCAGCGCTTGCTTCCGTCGGCCATCTCGAGGACGTACCGGTAGATAAGGGGGCCGTCATTCGACGGTTGGACCCAGTGGTTTCGCACGATGTACAGGCCGTCGTAGCGGTACCCGCTCGTCGGCGAGTGCGTCTTGTCTCCGCCGGCACCGCGGATGACACGAACCGGAAGGCCCGCCTGTTCCGAGCGGGCAAGACCGAGGTTGCCGCTCGTGAATGTCTGGTCGAAGTCCTGCCGCTGCGATCCGGGCAGGCGTCCGCCCTGGCCGGTGTAGACGATCCGGTAGCCGAAGTCCTGGTCGTCGGCGTATCCGCCCGAAACGACGATCGCGTCCGCGCCCTGCCGGTGGTCACCACTGATCCCCGCCCGAAGATGCCGGTGCAGTCCCGCTGCCTTCACCTTGTCGCGGCCGGTGTAGTCGGTGCCCTCCGGGTTGCCGGGGATCTCTCCGAACACGCTGGGCTCAGTCATGTGGCGCAGCGTAGCGGCCGGCAGGGACATGACCGCGCCGTCGTCCGTCCGGCGGTGGCCGCGTGATGTACCCCATGCCCTACTCCCCCGACTGCGCCGCAGGAAAGTACCGCGCGCGCTCGGGCGACGCCTGGAACTACACGACCGACGAGCCCACCGACTGCGCGTGCGGCTGCCACAAGGAGGACCAGTGACCAACCTGCGCGCCCAGACCATGACCCGACCAACAAACCCGCTCGCGTCCCGCGAGCCCGAGGACTGGCGCCTCGACGCGAGGTGCCGCGACTGGGACCACGAGCTGCAGGGCGACCCGTGGCACCCGAACTCGGACCTCCCAGGCGCCTACGACGACGCCCGCAAGATCTGCGCCGGCTGCCCCGTAGCGGCGCTCTGCCTCCAGGCTGCGTTCGAAACGGAGTCCCGCAGCGACGCCGCCATCCGGTACGGCATGTTCGGCGGCAAGACCCCGGCCGAGCGTGCGGCTGCGCTCCGCAAGCAACGGAGGGCCGCGGCATGAGGCGCGCACCGTCGATCGAGGACTACGCGCGAATGACGCAGCAGTCGCGCGAGGTCGCGTACCAGCTCCTCGTCTCCGAGCAGGAGACGTACCAGTCACGGCTCGACGTCCTGGCCGAACGTGCCCGCCGCGCACAGGTCACGGAAGACCCAGACGCCACACGCGCCGCGGCACGTCGCCTCAAGCCGATCTACGAGCGCCGCCACGGCGACACCCCAACCCTGCAGGCCGCACGTCGCGACGCCCTGCAGACCGAACCCGACGGCGCCGAGTCCCGGCGCCGAGAAGCGAGAGCAGCATGACCACCCCCTACTACTCAGATGACCGCGCCGCGCTCTATCGCGGCGACGCCCTCCAAGTGCTCGCGGCTCTGCCCAGCGGGAGCGTTGACGCCGTCGTGTCCGACCCGCCCTACTCGTCGGGCGGCATGGTGCGAGGGGACCGTATGCAGGGAACCCACGCAAAGTACGTTCAGTCCGACAGCAGCGCCCGTGACAACATCGCTGCGTTCTCCGGCGACAATCGCGACCAACGCGCCTACGCCTACTGGTCTGCGCTCTGGATGGGCGAGGCCCTCCGCACTACCAAGCCCGGCGGAATTATCCTCGCATTCACCGACTGGCGTCAGCTCCCGTCAACCGCTGACGCCATTCAGGCTGGCGGGTGGATCTGGCGGGGCATTGTCCCCTGGGTCAAGCCGAACGCCCGGCCTCAGTCCGGCCGCTTCACCGCCCAGGCCGAGTATGTCGCTTGGGGCAGCAACGGGCCCCTACCGGTCGACTACTCGGCCGCGGTACTCCCCGGTTTCTACCAAGCCTCGCCTCCGCGCGAGCGCGAGCACATCACGCAGAAGCCCGTCGACGTCATGCGATCCCTCGTCAAGATCTGCCCCGAGGACGGCACCGTCCTCGACCCGTTCATGGGCTCGGGAACCACAGGGGTCGCCGCGATGCTCGAGCGGCGTCGGTTCATCGGCGTCGAGATGGTCGACGATCACGCAGCGACCGCTGAGCGCCGGATCCGCGAGGCCCAGGGACAAGCTGTCCCACGGGGCGACCAGGACGTCCTCGACCTCGGGGCGACAGCATGACCACCCACACCTGCCGATGCGGGGCCACCTTCACCCCGGACCTCGCCGGCCGACTCCGCCACCAGATGCTCCACGGCCACCGCCCGACGACGCCCGCCGTCCGAGACATCTGGGCCGAGGCACTCAAGGCCGAGAAGGACGGTGCCGCGTGAGTGGCGGCCGCGAGTGGGCTATGACCCTCGACGTCGTGTGCCGCGTCGAGACCTGTGCCAATCGGGACACCGCCACTGTGGCAGGTCGAGGCGCTCTCGATGCCACCGACGGGGCCCGGAAGGTCCTCCGGTATCGCGGGTGGCGCCTCGATCGACGGGACGACCTCTGTCCTGACCACGCGGGTCCTATCCCGGTCTGCGAGCTCTGCGGAGAGCCCACGCCGAAGCCGTACGGATCGACTCACGGGCGGCACTACACCGGCGTCTACTTCGCCTGTCACCCCTGCGATCGGGTCGCACTCAAGCGCAGTGTTCTCGACCGCCAGTTCGAGCTCGCGAACCCCACCCCACCACCACCCGAGGAGGGCTGATGGCGCGCATCCCGGGTCAGTTCGTGCCGCTCGACGTGAACTACCCCCGTGACCGTGCGATCCGGCGCGCCGGGCCGGACGCCGAGTTGCTGTTCATCCGCGCTCTCGCGTTCGCGAAGGGATCCGGAACGGACGGCTTCATCGGCGACTTCGACCTCGACGCGGTCGCGGTCGGGCTCCGCGCGGTCCCCAAGAGCGTCGCTGCGCTCGTCCGAGTCGGCCTGTGGGAGACCGTCGAGGACGGGTGGCAGATCCGCTCGTTCGGGAAGTGGAACATGCTCTCCGGCGAGATCACCGAGGCGAAGGCAGCCCGCAAGACCGGCGGAATCTCGGGGAATCACGAGCGCTGGCACGTGAAGAAGGGCCGGTTCAGCGAGGACTGCCCGCTCTGCGTCGAGGATCGCACCACCGATCGCTCTATCGATCGCTCCAGCGACTCGCCCACCGATCCTTCACGAATCGCAGAGATAGACAAGAGACAGGAGACAGAGACAGGAGAGGGAGAGCGGTCGTCTCACCTCGGTCTTGTCCGGGATGAATCACCTTCATCATCAATCGTCGCTTCCGTAACGCGCGAGATGGCGACGGGCCGATGATGACCGAGATCGTCCACGACCAGGCCCGCGCACTCGCTGCGCTCGTCGCGACACTGCGCCCCGACTGGGACGTGGCCGGCGTCCGCAAAGCCCTCTACGACGCCCGCAAGAAGGGCACCGCCGAGCAGCTCTGCATCGCAGCGATCAAAGCCGCCGTCGAGCCCACGAACCGCACTCCCGCGGTCATCGGACACGACGGGGCCCACTGGTCCGCAGCCCGCCCCCTCGACGCCGCGCCGGCGAACTACGCGCGCTGCCCCAAGCCCGGGCACACGTCCTCCCCCGCCTGGCACTGCGGCGCCTGCAGGGCCGACGAGCTCGCAGCCGACGACCACACCCCCACCCCGGCACCCGCGCCGATCCCTGCCGCCTACACCGGCGGCGCCAACCTCGTCCGGCAAGCCGCCGGACTCCCGATCAAGGAGCACCCGTGACCATCGTCCAGTCCGTGTCGACCGAGTGGGTCGAGGACCTGCCCGTCGGCACCGCACTCCACTGCACCGCCGCCCACAACCGCACCGTCCTCGCGCTCAAGGTCGGCAACGCCCAGACCCACGGCCGCGATGTCTGGCAGACCACCGACGGCGCCACCGTCACCTCGTTCACCATCAGCATCGCCAACCCCGTGCGCCTCGAGGCGGCCGCCAACGCGGAGGAGGACGAGCCGTCCGACGAGGAGCTCGGTCGCATCCTGGACGCGGTCAAGACGCACCGCGCCGCCACGTTCGCGACCCCCGCGGACTTCGAGGAGCACCTGACCGTCGCCATGGAGGACGCAGGCCTCGCGTCGGTCCTGATCCGCGACGCCTACGACCGCCCGTGGATCGTCACCTGGGACGAGGACGGCGACGCGTTCGTCATCTCCTACCCCGAGGAGAGCGACGACGGCGCGATGCCCGCCGCCGCGACCTACCACGGTCGCCTCGGCCTCCCCACCTACCCCGTCCACATCGTCACCGAGGACGAGAGGGTCAGTCCTCCTCGCCAGGCACCTTCCGCGCGATCGTCTCGAGGGCTCGACGGCTGCCCTCAAGCGCTTCCTTGATCGACTTGAGGCGACCGTCGGGCGACGTGCTCGACTCTTGCCACGTGTGCTTGGTGTAGACCGCGCTCTTGAGGAGGTAGTCGTCCTGGTACCAGCGCCACCGTGATCGTCGGTACCGGATCCGTACCGTGACCTCGAACGGCAGGTCAGTCTCGTCCTGGTCCTTCTCGTCGACGTGGACCGAGTTCGAGAGCTCCTGACCGGGCGCCAGGACCGGGATCGGCTCGGCATACCGCTCAACGAGGTAAGGGCGGATCTTCTGACCGGCGGTCGGCGTGCCGAGTTCCGGATCGAAGGACACCGTGACATCGCGGGCGACGGACGCACCGGCGTTCCGGATCACGAACAAGAGGGCGAAGGTGCTGTACGGCGGGATGCGGTACTCGGCGACCATGACCGGTCGGGACCGATCGCGGCTGTCCCGCGCGGCATGCAGTAGCGCCCAGATCGCGACGAGGCCGGTGATCGCGGCGGAGAGCCCACCGACCGCCGCCCAGTACTCCGCGCCCCAGTCGATCGAGTTCCACCACTCTGTGAGCCAAGTCATGGCCGGAGCCTAGCGGTGACCACCGACGCGCTTAGCGACACCCGCGGCGCGCAAGATCAAGACAGCAAGTTGTAACAGCAGATCTGCGTAACAGTCCAGGCGCACATAACGCCAGACCGCTACATCTGTCACACGCAACACTTCGCACATCCTCGAAACTGTGAAGAGCTCGAACTTCCAACATCTCGAAGAGCCATATTGCTCTAAGGAGTCTTGCGACGGATCCGCAAAACCTCCTAGGCGCAATAACAAGTTCAACGATCCAGTGAAATAACCTGCGCGAACATCTTGCGAGCGCTTCGCAACTACGACTACGATCGAGCCATAACACAGCAGAGCGGGCCACGGCCCTACACCGTGACCCGCTCGACTGGCCAGACGCCCTACAGGACGTCTAGCAGCAGCACTACCAGCTGCACCAGAGCCGGGATCGCGCGTACACACAGGTCAAAGACCCGCAGCGCGATCTCGGCTCGACCCACTCTCGGGGGGTCAGCCGCCTTGCTTCGCCGAAGCCTGCGCATGCGCTCAGCCATGACGATCACCTCGTTCCGTAGTACGTGCCCTCGGAGCACGAGGGCCTCTCCCCGGTCGGGGAAAGTCATTGTGTTTCGCAGACCCGACCGGTTCACGAGGTGACAATGAAACCCTACTGTGTGCTGCACCTCGCCGTCCAGCGATGAATCTACTGTGACGGCGATCGACCCGCTGGGCGACCGAATGAGGCAGAACGAGACCGAACTGGACAGGACGAGACAGTACGAGGGCCTGTTGTTTCATCCACGATCTCAGGTGGTGTTTTCCCTAGGAAAAGCGGAGCTCCCGCGACGCCCCGGCCTCGTCGTGGGGCCGCCTTGAGCCCTCGTCCCCGACGCCGTACCGTAGTCCGCCCACCGGAAGGCGAGCCGGCATGGACTCACAGACCGCTCTGAACGCACGAACCGATCTCCTGTGGATCGTCGAACGTTGGCCCCGACTCCAAGCCCGACTGCACGGCGGTGGCGGCAACGCGCTGACCGGGATGCCGTCCGGATCGAACGAGGCGCCGCTCCCCATCGACGTCGCGGTCTCGGACCTCATGCGCGAGATCGAGGATCAGGCGAGGTTCTACGCCGCGGTCCTGCTCGACGAGGTCCCGCCCGAGCACGGCTGCGACGGACAATGCGTGGAGACCTGGCTCGCCGTGGCGTCTGAAGCCACCAAGGCCGGCCAGCCCACCCCGCCCGCACCAAGCTCGTGGGACTGCCCCGATCGGCGCGACCCCATCACGACGTCCGCCATGCCCGCCTTGCTCGCACAAGTCGCCGAGAGGTACGGCCACTTCACGCAGGACGAGCGCGAAGCCCTCGACTTCTGCGACGAGGCACACGACTTCCGCGAACGAGTCCGCACGACGCTTGAACGGCCCGCTCCCCCGACCTACGTCGGACCCTGCAGAGCCCGCGGGGCCGACGGCGCGGGGTGCTCGGGCGAGCTCTACCTGCGCGAGGGGCGCGACGGCGGGACCTGCCGAGAGTGCGGCACCGAGTTCACGCACGACGAGCAGCAGGCCTACGTCCGTGACGCGCTCGAGGACCGGCTCATGACGCCCGCCGAGATCGTGCGCGCACTCAAGATCGTCGGGCACGAGGTCAAGCCCGGCACCGTCTTCAAGTGGGTGCAGCGCGAGAAGCTCGAGGAAGTCGTCGACGGGCTGTACCGGCTCGCCGACGCGCTCGACCTCGCCGAGCGCCCCAGGCGCAAGCAGGTGGCGGCATGACGCTCACCGTCGGGACCTCTAGTCACCTTGCAGTCGACGTTCTGTCCACCTAACCTGTGTTTAGGTGGGTTTCGCCCATCAGCAGACAAGGCCCCGAGGTTCGCCACGGGGCCTTTCGCATGCCCGCACTCGCCCGCGGGCCCGACGACGCCACGGCAGGCGGCAAGTGCGCGAGCATACGCCTGGGCCTGTGCGGGCTGGGGCACGTCAGCCCGTCGTCGATGCGTACCCCAGACCGGTCATCAGCAGTAGTCCAGCGGCCGAAGGCTCCGTGACGTCGAGGGTTCGAGTCCCTGCACCGCGAGTGCGAAGCCGAAAGGCAGTGGCCCCGACCACGGCAACCCTGGTTCGAATCCGGGCGCTGATGACCCGCACACTCCCTGACGGCGTCGCCGGAACCCCGTGGCCAACCACAGGCTCAGCACGGCGAGCGACCCGACCCGTCAGGGCACCACGTAGGAGGTCGAACATGGCGACCTCACGCACCGGCACAGCGAAGTGGAAGGGCATCGTCCGACGACGCCGCAAGGTCGCCCAGGAAGAGGGCATCACCCACTGCCCGGACTGTGAACGCCTCCTCGACTACGACACCAAGCGCACGCCCAGCACCTACCGACCCGACCTTGTCGAGGTCGACCACATCGTGCCCGCCGAAGACGGCGGGCACGACACGTTCGAGAACTCCCGCGTGCTTTGTTCCGACTGCAACAAGAAGCGCCGCTCCCGCGAACGACGACCGGCCCCTCGCGTCGTCGTCATCCTCTGCGGCCCACCCGGATCCGGGAAGACCACTGCAGCCCGCGCATCCGGCCTCGAGGTCTACGACCGCGACGACCCGCACTGGCAAGGCGAAGCCCACTTCCGCGCCGCCATCTCCCAGCTCGCACACCGACCCGACGGACAAGCCGTCGTCATCCGATCCGGCGCCACCAGCAGCGCACGCGCCGCAGCCGCACGCCTGACCGGAGCAACCCACGTCTACCTGCTGACCGCCCCCCGTGACGAGCTCCGCGCCCGCATCGCTGGGCGTGGACGGCACGACACCGCAGGCGCAACCCGAGGCGTCGACACCTGGCTCAAGCAGTACGACCGCGACGATGCCGTGCCTGACTTCCCCGACTGGCCCACCATCTGGCAGACCACAGGGAACGGGAACGGCAACACTCAGCCCACCGTCCTGGGGGCCGGGCCCATCGCGACCAGCCGCGCGTGGTGAACCCGACCCGCGCGACTCGAGCCACAGGGGGCACCACCCCCTCCCCTGGCAAGGGGACGGCGCAGCCCAGGGGTTTTGCGATATCCCCCCGAGCGGTTCGAAAATTCCGGGACGGGGGTCGAGATGGCCGACGAGGCGAGGTTCGGGGCCCGTGGTCAGCGGCTCTACGACGCCCTGACCGAGGGGGTCACCGAGGAGGCGCGTCTGGTGCTTGCCGAGGAGGCGGCCCGGGTCGCGGATCGTCTCGACGAGCTCGATCGGATCATCGCTGGCAAGGGCGTGCTCGAGCTGATGCGCTTCCGGATTCCGCATGCCTTTGAGGGCGGCGACGAGATCACCGTCGAGGTGAAGTTCGACAACGTCCTCGGTGAGTCCCGCCAGCAGATCAACGCCCTGCGACAGGTGCTCATGACCCTGGGTGTTGGCAAGGGCGCCACCACGGAGCCCGAGCAGACCCCGACCAAGTCCCCGCTCGACGAGCTGCGTGAGCGGCGAGAGAAGCAGCGCGCAGGAGGTTCTTGAGATGTCGGCTCCTGTGGTCGTGGTGATCGCCGCCAACGTGCGTGACGGGCGGGAGTGGACCGAGCATCATGCCCCGCAGCACTCGGTGATCGTGACTCCTCGGAGCATGGACGGCGTGCGTGGCTGCCTGGCCGACTCGGTCGTGTGGACGCGTGGTGCATTGCGTCTTCCGCAGGAGGTCCGTGACCGGATCTGGCGGACGGTCGCGCCGGCGCTGCTGACATGAGTGCACTCCTCGGCTGCCAGGCGCCGCGCATCCGGCTGGAGCCGAAGGCGAAGTGGTCCGATGGCGACGAGGCGTGCTTCCTGGCGACGTCCTACGGGCTGACGCCGGACCCCTGGCAGTCCCTGGTGATCGTCTCCTGGCTCGGGCGCAAGCCTGACGGGAAGTTGGCGGCGGGCCGGTGCGGGCTGTCGGTGCCGCGGCAGAACGGCAAGAACGGGGTTCTCGAGGCCGTCGAACTGTTCAAGCTCGTAGTCGAGGGCCGCAAGATCCTGCACACCGCGCACGAGATCAAGACGGCGCGCAAGGCGTTCCTTCGTCTGGCGTCGTTCTTCCAGAACAAGCGCAAGTACCCCGAGCTCGCGGCGATGGTCGTGGAGATCCGCAAGACGAACGGCCAGGAAGCCATCGTCTTGAACAACGGCGGCTCGGTCGAGTTCGTCGCTCGTTCGCGCGGGTCGGGCCGCGGGTTCACCGTGGACGACCTGGTCTGCGACGAGGCACAGGAACTCACCGACGAGCAGCTCGAGGCGCTGCTCCCGACGATCTCCTCCGCGCCCTCGGGCGACCCGCAGCAGATCTTCACCGGCACGCCGCCCGGGCCGAACAGCCCGGGCGAGGTCTTCACCCGCATGCGCGGGCAGGGCGTGGCCGGGCGAGACAAGCGCTTGTCGTGGCATGAGTGGTCCGTCGAGGGCAACGTCAACATCACCGACAAGGCGCTGTGGGCTCAGACGAACCCGAGCCTGGGTATCCGCCTGCAGGCGTCGGTGATCGTGGACGAGCTCGCCGCGATGTCCCCCGCGGGGTTTGCTCGCGAGCGGCTCGGGCGCTGGGACTCGGACGCCGTGCTCGGCCTGATCGACGTCGAGGCGTCCTGGAGGCCGCTCGCCGTGGCGAACCCGCCCGCCCAGGGGCGTGTGTCCTACGCGGTGAAGTTCTCCCCGGACGGTGCGCGCGTCTCACTGGCGGTGTGCCTGCGCCCCGAGTCGGGCAAGGCGCACGTCGAGGTGATCGACGCGCGCAGCACCGCGGGCGGCATCGGGTGGCTCGTGGACTGGCTCGAGGCCCGACACATGAACGCCGCGCAGATCGTCGTCGAAGGCAAGTCGCACGCCGGCACGCTGATCGAGGCCCTGCGGGCGCAGAAGGTGCCCGAACGTGTGATCTGGGCGCCGACCACAGACCAGGCGATCACCGCGCACTCGATGCTGCTCAACGCCGTCGAGGCGACCTCGATGACGCACTGGGCGCAACCCATCCTCGCGGTCGCAGTCGCGCACGCGGGCAAGCGTCCGATCGGGACCAACGGTGGGTGGGGCTGGAAGCCCTTGGGCGGGCACGACGTGACGCCCCTGGAAGCAGTGACCTACGCCTACTGGGCGGCCATGACGAGCAAGCGGCGCCCTGGGCGCAAGACGAAGGGACGGGTGATGGCATGACGCGCAGCAAGCCCGTTGCGATCTCCTCGGCCGTCTTTGCTGGGCTCGACCCGGATCACGTGGGCCTCGTGCGCCACCTGGTCGAGAAGGTCAACGGCAAGCGCCACCGCAACGAGCTGCGCCGCCGGTACTACGACGGGCTGAACGTACTCAAGGACTTGGGGATCTCGATCCCGCCTTCGCTGCGCAGTGTCGAGGTCGTCGCCGGATGGCCGGCCAAGGCCGTCGATGCGATGTCGCGGCGCACGGTCCTCGAGGGTTTCGACACGACCCAGGGGGGCCAGGAGGTCAAGTCGCTGGTCGGTCAGATCTGGGAGGACAACCGGCTCGACGCCGAAGCGCCTGCGGCTCACACGTCTGCCTTGATGCACTCGTGCGCGTTCGGGTTCGTCACCCAGGGCGACCAGGCGGCAAGCGAGCCCGGGGCCCTGATCACCGCTCAGTCCGCGGAGAACGCCACCGGCGACTGGGACCGGCGCCGCCGCTGCCTCGGCAATGGCCTGTCGATCATCGACGTCGACGCCAAGACCGGGCAGCCGACCCTGATGAACCTCTACACGCCCAACCGCGTCGAGGTCATGCGCATGGTGCGCCCGGGCCTGTACGACGTCGAGACCATCGACCACACGATGGGCGTGCCCGTTGAGCTGCTGCCCTTCCGCGCGAGCCTGGAGCGCCCCTTCGGTCGCTCGCGAATCACCCGCGCGGTCATGTACCTGACCGACGCCATGGTCCGCACGATGCTGCGCACCGAGGTCGGCGCAGAGTTCTACAACGCACCCCAGCGGTATGCCCTTGGCGCCGAGGATGACGCGTTCGAGGACAAGGACGGGAACCCGATCCCCGCATGGACCGTGATGCTGGGACGGCTTCTGACGCTCTCGCGCGACGAGGACGGCAACCTTCCGCAGGTCGGTCAGTTCGCCCAGCAGACCATGCAGCCGAACATCGAGCAGCAGCGCTCGCTCGCGATGATGTACACGGGCGAGACGTCGCTGCCAGCAGGCTCGCTCGGCATCATCCAGGACAACCCCGAGTCGGCCGACGCGATCCGCGCGCGCAACGAAGACCTCGGCATGGAGATCGAGCACTGGCAGAAGTCGGCGCTCGGTCCCGCGTGGCGACGCCTGATGCTGCGCGCGGTCGCGATGTCGACCGACTCCCCCGCGGCCCTGGCTGAGGCGCGAAGCCTGCGATCGGTGTGGGGCTCGTGGTCCGCGCCGTCAGAGGTCTCCCGTGCCCAAGCATCGCTCGCACGCGTCCAGGCCGTGCCTCGCCTGGCCGAGACCGACGTCGAGCTCTCCCGCATGGGGTACACCCCCGAGGAGATCGAGAGCATGCGGGCCCAGTGGGCGCGGGAGGCATCACGCGCCAACCTGACGGCGATCCTCGCGTCTGCGCGAGGTCAGAGCGCAGCCGCGGCCGCGGAGGTGCTCTCGGCGCCCGCTCAGGAGGCAGCACCGACGCCTGCGGCCGCCGACGACGTGGAGACGCTCAAGAAGAAGTTCGAAGCGATCGGAGTCGCTACTCGCGCCGGAGTCGACCAGGACGACGCATCCTCGCGTCTCGGGCTTGAGGGGCTCAAGTTCACCGGGGCCATGCCGGTCTCGCTCCGCATGCCCGAGTCGGAGGCCGCGGGCCTCGAGGAGAAGTGACCCGTGGCCACAGACGCCCAGATCGCGACCTATCGGGCGGCGGGCATCGAGCTCACGGGCCAGGTTGAGGCGGACCTTGCGCAGTTCTGGTCCTACCTTGACCTGGCCCGCCCGGATCGGGTGCGTACCGCGCTGCTGAACTACGTGCCGCTGCTGGTGCAGCGCTACGGCGACATTGCGGCGACCGTGGCGGCCGACTGGTTCGAGTCGCTGTACTACGACGCGCTCGACGAGGGCCTGGTCCGCCGGGTCGCCACATCCACCGCCCGGTCGTTCGTCGCGACGACCGCACCGCCGGACCTGGCCGTCGTGGAGTCCGGGCTGCTGTACGCCACCGACCGCTACCTGACGAGCCCGACACCGGAGAAGGCGCTGGAGGTCGTGTCGAAGGCCGCGGCGCGCGAGGTCCTGCAGACCGGTCGGCGCACGATCGTGCAGAACACGCGCCTGCGCGGCTCAGGTGCGGCCGGGTGGGGGCGCCGCGCCCGACCCGGTGCGTGCCGGTTCTGCCGGGCGCTGGCCTCGCGCGGCGCGGTCTACAAGGAAGCCACGGCCCGCTTCGCCTCGCACGCCCCGGTGTGCAACTGCGTGGCGTTTCCCGTCTTCGACCACGACGCCCCAGAGGTCGACGTCTCGACCTACGTCGCGTCCCGCAACACCGCGCGCATGAACCCGCGCGAGCGTGAGCGGCATCGAGCCCAGGTCGCCGCCTGGCTCGAGCACAAGTACCCCGGCGAGTCCGACCACGCACAGGACGAGCACGCCGACTGACCTTCCCACCGTCCGGTGGGACTACCCGAACGGCCAGGGGAAACGGGCCGGAACAGATGCCGACGGGCCTACGGAAGGAACCAACGATGAGCAACGAGCAGCAGACGGTCGAGCAGCCTGGACCGAACGACCAGGGCGGACAGGGCGTGACCTTCACGCCCCCCGCAAGCCAGGACGAGTTCAACCGCATCATCGCGGACCGCCTCTCGCGCGAGCGCGCGAAGTTCGCGGACTACGACGACCTCAAGACCAAGGCGGGCGAGTTCGACAAGCTCACCGAGGCGCAGAAGACCGACATCCAGAAGGCCAACGACCGCGCGCTCGCGGCCGAGGCCGAGGTCGCGAAGTTCAAGGACCGTGAGCAGGTCACCAAGTGGAAGGCCGAGGTCGCCGCAGCGACCGGCGTCCCCGCCACCGCCCTGTCCGGCTCCACGCTCGAGGACATCCAGGCCCACGCCGAGGTCCTCAAGCCGCTCATCACCACTCCCCCGGCCGAACGCGGGCCGCAGGTCCCCACCGAGGGGACCGGCAACCCGGGCGACCGCGTCACCCAGCTCGCACAGACCGACCTCGCATCCATGACGCCTGCGCAGATCAACGAGGCACGCCGCGCTGGCCGCCTCAACCGCCTGCTCGGGATCTCCTGACCCAGAAAGGGGCCACCCCATGGCCGTCAACAACTACATCCCGGCAATCTGGCACGCCGGGATCCTCGAGAACCTGCACAACGCGCAGGTCGTCGTCCCGACCCTGAACACCGACTACGAGGGCGACATCGTCAACGGCGGCGAGAAGGTGAAGATCACCTCCTTCACCCAGCCCACGATCAAGACCTACGCCGGATCGATCACCCGCGAGGGCCTGACCGACGCCGGCCAGGAGCTCCTGATCGACCAGCAGAAGTACTTCGCCTTCCTCGTCGACGACGTCGACAAGGTCCAGGCCGCCGGCAACTTCGACGCCGTGCAGGCCGACGCCGCCGCTGGCCTGGCGGATGTGGCCGAGAACTTCGTCATCAGCGAGATGCTCGCCAGCGGCACCGCCGGTGGTGGCACCGCAGCGATCACCGACTTCGCCGGCGCGTGGGCAGTGCTCGTGCGGCTCCGCAAGGTCCTGAACAAGGCCAAGATCCCCACTACCGGGCGCTCGGCCGCGCTCAACGCCGAGTTCGCTTCGCTGCTGTTCGGGCCCGGCTCGCACCTCATCAAGGCGAACGAGGCCGGCACCGACGACGAGCTGCGCCGCGGCGTGCTCGCCAACGACGTGCTCGGCTTCACCCTCCTGGAGAGCCAGGCGTCCGCGCTCGCGAACGCCGACAAGCCCGCCGCGATCGGCTACCACGGCCGCTCGGTGGGCTACGCCGACCAGATCGTCAAGACCCGCGCGCAGACCGTGACCGACGCCTTCGGCGACCAGGTCGACGGCCTGCACGTCTACGGGTCCAAGGTGCTGCGCGCCACCGCCGTCCAGACCTACATCTCGGCCTGAGAGGAGAACGCCATGACCTGGATCAAGGCCACCAACGGCAACGTCTTCGAGCTCGACGACGAGGACCTGGTCGAGCGGTACGCGGACCGGAACGGGTTCGAGTCCTACGACCACGACCCCCGCGAGACCCCCGAGGACGGCGAGGGCGAACTCGAGGGGGACCCCGAGCAGGGCGACCCCGAGGATGGCGACACTTCACCCTCCCCGGCCGCCCCGCACGGCAACGCCGCGCGTGAGAAGTGGGTCGCGCACGCCGAGGCCCTCGGCTTCGAGGTCCCCGAAGACGCCACCCGCGAGGACATCAAGACCCTGGTCGCCTCCACGGCCCAGGGCGAGTGAGAGGAGGGGCCGCCATGGCGCTCACACCACCGTTCGTCACCAGCGAAGAGTTCACGACCTGGCTGGGGCGGCCCCTCACCTCCACGGAGGCCGACGCGCTCCCCGGCCTGCTCTTGGAAGCCTCTCAGGCGATCCTCGACGCGGACCGGCGCGGCATCCTCTCGGACCTGACGACACCGACCGGGACCGTCGTGCGCGTCACGCGACGCATGGTCAAGCGAGCACTCCCCGGCTCGGCGACGCCAGGCCCGCCGGTCACCCAGGACTCCGCAACCTGGGGGCCGTTCAACCAGGCCCGCACCTACGCGAACCCCGGCGGCGACGTCTACCTGGCCAAGCAGGACAAGATCGACCTCGGCTTCCTGCGCCAACGCGCGGGCGGCATCGACATGTGGGCCGGCGCCCGTCAGGTGCCGTGATGGACGCCAACGACCTGCCCGACTGGTGCACCCCGCACGAAGTCACCATCCGGGCCCTGGTCGGGTCGGACGGCATGGGCCAGGCCTACGCCGACCCGGTCACCGTCCCCGCGTTCGTGCTCGACGAGGTCCAGCTCGTGCGCGACGCGTCAGGGTCCGAGGTGGTCTCCTCCACCACGATCCACCTCTCGTTCTCGGTCAGCGCCCCGCCCGGGTCGCTCGTCACCATCTGGCCCGGGCTCGCCGAGCGCGAGGCGACCGTCATTGCCTCCGGCCGTGCTGCGCACCCGACCCTGCCGGCCTACCAGACGCTGCGGCTGACATGAGTGGCGACCCCACCGCGGCCCTGCGTGCCGCCGCGGCCGAAGGGCTCAACGCCGCCGCGACGCTCGTGCGCGATGTCGCCCGTTCACGCGCACCGGTCGGCGAGACCGGGGACCTGCGCGAGTCCCTCGACGTCGACCCCGCATCCGCGGGCGCACTGGAGGCAACGGTCGGAACCAGCCTGGAGTACGCGGTCTATCAGCACGAGACGCTCGACCTGCAGCACGACGACGGGCAGGCGAAGTTCCTCGAGTCGGCCGCGATCGAGTCGATTGGCCAGCTCGAGCAGATCATTGCCGCGCGCGTGCGCGCCGCACTCGGAGGCTAGCGCTCCAGCTGGCGGCGCTGGACGAGCTCGCGGTTCCGCGCCCGACGCACCGCCGCCCACACGAGCAGTCCGATTCCCGCCAGGAGCACGACCCAAGCGATCGGCGCGGCAGCGTCAGTCCAGTACCCCGGCTCCTTCCCGAAGCCAAGGAACCACACCGCAACGAGCGTGGCGACGCCGACCGCGATCGCGCCCCAGCCTGCGGCGACGAGGCGAGCGGTGGGCCGGATGTCTGCGTTGTCACTCATGAGCACACGGTACTGGAGGCGCGATGGACGACGACGTGCTGACGAGGGTGATCTGCGAACGTCTCGCGGCAGCCAGGGTAGGGGTCTGGCGCCCAGCGGGCCCCGCGTACACGGCTGCGGAGACCGGCATCTTCTACGGCGCCCTCGGAGCCACACCGGACCGCGCGCTAGCCGTGGCGGTCTACCTGCCTGTCGACGACATCGAGACGGGCATCGCGCTGCGCTACCTCCAGGTTCGCTCCCGAGGCCCACGCGGCACACCGGACGGCGCCGACGTGCTCGCTGGGGCCGTCTTCCGCGCGCTGCACGGGACGTACCCGCGCGGCGGCATTGCACGCATCACCCGAACCTCGGCCGCCCGGCTCGGCGCGGACGGGAACAGCCGCCAGGAGCGGACAGACAACTACCTCGTGATCCTTGACGACAACCCGGAGGCAACCCAATGAGCACCCCCACGACCGCGCTGCCCGCAGGGGCCGCGCTCGGCTTCTCCTACGAGTACGGACTCGACGTCGACCTCAACTACGACGCCGGCGCCGCTACCCCGACCGAGCCCAACTGGCAGCCCGTGCGGCGCGCGTCAGCGATCGCACCGACCGCTCCCCCGATCACCGCCACGGCGCAGTCCTACGACGACCTGGGCGCCCCGAACGACCAGAAGACCTCCGAGTCCTGGGCGCTCGCCTTCACGGCGCTGGTCAACCGCCTCGCGTCGGGCCTCTACGCCCCGGAGATCGAGGCGCTCAAGAAGTACACCGAGCCCGACGCCATCGGCACGGCCTCGATCGCGCACGTGCGCTGGTACGACAAGCCCGCCTCGGGCGCCCCGAACCCGAACGACGCCTACGAGGGCTTCTGCTCGGTCTCCTTCGATCGCGGTAACACCGGCAACGCCGACACCGGATCGTGGTCCTTTACCCTGACCGGGCAGGGGCGCCGGATCCAGATCGCCAACCCGTTCACGGGATGGGCTCCCTCGACACCGGTCGTCACGTCCGTCCTGCCCTCGGGCGCAGCGGCCGGCGAGCTCGTCACGATCAAGGGCACCGGGTTCAGCGCCGTCACGGGCGCGGACGGCGTGAAGTTCGGCGCGGCGAACGCGGCCGACTACGAGGTCGTCTCGCCGACGGTGATCGTCGCGAGCCTGCCGACCGGGTCCGCTGGTGCAGCGAACGTTGTCGTGAAGAGCCCCGCCGGGTCGTCCGCGCCGTTCACGTACACCCGCGGCGCATGACGAGCGTCGACTTCTCAGCCTGGGCGACCCCGGGCGTGGACCTCACGCTGGGCGGGCGCGCCTACACGGTCGCCCCGCCCAGCGTGGCGCGCGGACGCCAGATCACCGCGCTCGCCGTCCGCGCCGAGCTTGCGATCGGGCTCGTGCACGGCGAGATGCCGACCGGCCTCGCCGAAGTCATCGAGGAGATCGCGACCGAACCTCTGGGCGTGGTCACTCTCGGGTCCGGCGTCTACGAGCAGATGGTCGCCGACGGGCTGCCCGCGCTCGACATCGACCGGGCCGCGTACTACGCCCTGCACTACTGGGCACGCGGCAAGGCACAGGCGGACTGGCTCGCCGACCTCATGTGGGGCGAGCGGCCCGAACAGGCCGGTGAAGCAGCCCCAAAAGCGCCCCGCCGACGACGCTCGAGGAGTGGGCGCAGTACGGCGTCGGCGAGCCAGACGAAGACGGGTACTACCCCGACTACCGGATCCCCGCAGGCCTGAAACCGGGAGCCAGTACGGAGCCCGCACCCCGGTCGTGGGTCGGGTGGTGGCACATCATCCCGCACTGGGACGCGGTGATCTGCGACCTCGCGCACTTGTACGGGATCGACCTGTACGACCCGGCCGTCCTGGCCCGCCCATGGCCCGGCATCCGGACCATGATCCTGTCCCTGCTCCACCGGCCCTCGGCCCTGGCCGACCGGATCGAAAGGAGCACGCCGTGACCGTGCGCGTAGCCGAACTCGAGACCGCCTTCACCGCCGTCGTCGCCGACTTCGAGAAGGGCGCGAAGGCGGTCGAGAGCCGCCGCAAGCAGCTGGCTGACAAGACGGTTGAGGTCGAGGTCGGTGCCGACGTCAAGGGCGCGACCGAGGGCATGGACCGTATCGAGGTCAAGACCAAGGCGATCGCGTCGGCCAAGACCGTCGCCCAGATCGACGCCTCGATCGACAAGGGCGAGAAGAGCATCGCGACCATCGAGGCGCGCCTCGACGAGCTCCGACAGTCAGACGCGTCTCCGCAGGTGACTGCGGACATCTCCCGGGCAGAGGCCTCCCTCGATAAGGCCCGCTCCTCGCTCGAGCAGATGCGTGGCCTGCGCGCTGAGATGGTCGTCCAGGCCGACACCGCACAGGCCGAGGGCGCCCTGGGCGACATCGCGGACACCGCCGATGACGCAGGGGCCGAGGGAGGACGCCGGGCTGGCTCGAAACTGTCCAGCGGCATCGTCGCGGCCCTTGCCACGATCCCGATCGCCGGGGCCGTCATCGGTGTTGGCGTCGCGGCCGGCAAGTCCCTGGCGGACGCGATCCAGGATGGGTTGCAGGTCGAGGTCCGCCAGGACCGACTGCAGGCCCTGACCGGCATCAGCGAAGGCGAGGCTGCGAAGTTTGGCCGCGCTGCCGGTGAGGCCTACGCCGGGAACTTCGGCGAGTCGATCGAGTCAAATATGGACACGGCCCGGATCGCGTTGCAGGGCGGCCTGCTCGACCCTAGGGCGACCGTGCGCCAGTCGCAGCAGGTCATCGAGTCCCTCGCTGGGATCGCGAACGTTCTCGACGAGGACGTCCGCCCCGTCTCGGTGGCCGTGACGCAGCTGCTCAAGACGGGCCTCGCCAAGAGCGCCGACGAGGCGTTCGACCTGCTCGCGACCGGCGCCCGCGAGGGCGTCAACGCCCAGGAGGACCTGCTCGACACCTTCACCGAGTACCCCTCTCTCTTCCAGCGCCTCGGCCTGACCGGTGCAGAAGCTCTCGGGCTCATCAACCAGGGCCTCGGCGCCGGCGCCCGCAACAGCGACCTCGCCGCGGACGCCCTCAAGGAGTTCCAGATTCGGGCGACCGACGGGTCCAAGGCCAGCGCCGAAGGGTTCAAGACCCTCGGCCTGAACGCCGAGGAGATGACGACCAAGATCGCTGCCGGCGGCGAGGGGGCCCGCGAGGGCCTCGACATCGTGCTCGACAAGCTCCGCGAGATCGAGGACCCGGTCGCCCGCAACGCGGCCGCGATCGCACTCTTCGGCACTCAGGCCGAGGACCTCGGAGAGGCCCTGTTCGCCATGGACCTCACGACCGCAGTCGACCAACTCAACGGCGTCACCGGCTCCGCGCAACGCATGTTCGACACCCTCTCCGACAACGACGCCGCCAAGATGGAGTCCGCAAAGCGCAACATCGAGGTCGCGGCCGACGGCATCAAGGGAGCGCTCGCAGCTGCGTTCTCCGAGCCTCTCGGCGACGCCGCGGAGTTCGTGTCGGAGAACCGAGGCGCCGTCGTCGGGTTCCTGCTCGACGTCGCCAACGGCGCACTCGACGCCGGTCGTTCGCTCGTCGAGGCTGGGGCCTCGGGCGTGGAGGCATTCGGGGACTTCGTGTCCACCGTGGGTCCCGAAGTCATGGGCGTTCTCAATAGCATCGTGCAGGGCATGGGCCGTATCGGACTCGTCTCTGACGAAGATGCGCAGTCGTTCGCCGACTTCACGGCCACCTCGATCAAGGGCATGGAGGACTTCGACGCGGCGACTGAGACGGCCGCCGACGCCATGCGCACCAACCTGATCGAGAAGGGGATCGACCCCGCCCAGCAGAGGCTCAACGAATTCGGAATCCCGCAGGTTCTGCAGGCAGAGTTCCACGACGCCTCGCTGCGCGCAGCCAAGTCGCTGGAAGGGGTCGGCTTCGCTGCTGACGGAGCGACGGCTCTAGTCGACGCCTTCTCGGTCGCGCAGGACGGGACGGTCACCGCCGGCGCCGCGCTCGAAGGGCAGTTGCAGAACGCGGTCGCCGCGCTCGACGCGGAGGCCGCCGCCGGCGCTCGGGCCGGAGAGACCCAGGAGAGTCTCGCCGGGAAGTACGAGCTCGGCCGCCAGGCCCTCCTTGCCCAGCTCACGCAGATGGGCCTCACCGAGGACCAGGCGTGGGCCTTGATCGACACCTACGGCGCCGTGCCAAGCAAGGTCGACACCGCGATCTCGTCGAACGCCGGCGCGGTCACGGTCGAGGTCGGCGGCCTGGCCTACGAGGTCCGGCACCTGCCCGACGGGTCGATCGAGGTCGTCGCCGAAGGTAACGCGTGGGACCGGGTCGACGGCGTCACCCGGCAGGTCCACGCCCTCAACGGCAAGACGTTTTCCTTCACGATGCAGATGAACCAGCGCGGAGAACAGCTCAACGGGGTTGGCGTCAACTCGCGCATCTCGGAGGACGGGTCGCTGTCGGAACAGGGCAACGGGCTCAAGGCGTTCGCGTCGGGTGGCATGACTGGTGCGGGCGCGGGCGTCCCTCGGGTGCCTCAGATCCAACGTGGAGGGGCGAACGTCCTATGGGCTGAGGACTCCACGATCTGGGAGGCGTACATCTCTGGCAAGCCGTCCATGCGGAACCGGAACCTCCGGATCTGGGAAGAGGCCGGGCGTCGCCTCGGATTCCAGATGCCCACGACGCGACGCGCCGATGGGGGCCTGGCCGGGGCGCCCGCTTCGGCTTCCCCGGCAGCCCAGTCCGGCCCGCTCGTGGCGCGCCTGGCACCGGAGGACATTCGCTTGCTCGGCGACTACATCCTGGCCGGGTCTCGACAGGTCTCGGTGGGCGCGGTACGCACGTTCCGTTCGTGGGGAGGCACCTGATGGCAGTGACGCTGACCGCGACCCTCGTCTCGGCAGGAACCCCGCAGCCGGTGCAGCTCGTACTGACTGGAATCCCTGCCGGGACGAGGTTCGTGATCGAAGGCACTGCGGACGCCGGGGCATCGGTGTGGCCGGTGCCCGGGGGCATCGGTGTCGCCGACAGTGGACAGACGGTGCGCGTCGACAACCGGTCCGCACTGAATCGCTCAGTGACGTACCGGGCGACAGTCGCAGGCGTGACACACACCGCCGCCCCCGTCACGATCGCCCACCCCGGCCGAGTCGTGCTGCAGTCACTGGACGGGCAGATCGTGGCGCCGGTACGACTGCACGACAACGACGACCCCCGCGAACTGGACCTGCGCTCCCACGCAACAACGGTGCCCGGTCGGTCTCGTCCGCCGGCCCGGGTTGCTCCCGCCGGGTACGGGTCCGGCGCGCTGGAGGTGACCACGACCGGTGCGGCGACTGCGGCGCTACGTGACCTGTTGCTGTCCGGGCTCCCGATTGTGGTGCGCACGGACGGTACGGCGCCGCTCGAGCGGGCTGTCGACCTGGCGCTGCCGCAGCGGGCGCCCTACTCGCTGGCCACGGTCCGTGAGTACGGGGACTCGCGACGTTGGGTCATCTCCTTCTTGTTCGTGGACGATCCCGAGCCGTCGGCCGTGCTCGCGGCCTGGACCAACGCTGACTTCAACGCCGCGATGGCCGCCCGGACGAACGCGGGCTTCAACGCCCTGTTCGCAGGGTCCACGAACCTTCAGTTCAACACCTACGACTGGGGTCAGTTGCTCCCGTGAGAGGAAGCAGGGATGCGAGCTGGTGCACCAGATGAAGTCCTGTCGGGAGTGTGTGGGTGGCGCCCGGTCGTCTCGTCCTGGCTGGGCGGGCGTCTGCTCGCCGCGGATGTCCCAGTCACCCAAGGGCGGGCCGTCGCGCGGTCCGACCAGGACATCCCCGAGCGCCTGACGTTCGCTGTTCCACGGTACGACGGTCGCGACTGGCGGCCTGGGGCACTGGCGGATCACCCGCTCGCGCGGTACGGGCAGGAGTTGCAGCTCTCGATCGTTGTCACCTCGAGCGCTACGGGCCGTGAGTACGAGACCCGCGTCGGCAGGTTCCTCATCGTGGACTGGGATGACGGCGACGATGGCGCGATCCAGGTCACTGCGGCCGGGCGTCTGCGCCGGGTGGAGGACGCCAAGCTCACGTCCCCGACGCAGCCTGGGACCGGGGCGACGCTCATGTCCGAGGCCCGGCGCCTGCTGCCGCCCGGGATGAGTGCCGGGTTCGACCCCGTCCTGGTCGACCGGCCGTGCCCGGCCGGCATGGCTTGGTCGGAGGACCGACTCGCGGCGCTGCGGGAGATCGCGGACGCGTGGCCGGCACTGCTGCGCACCGACGAGTGGGGGCAGGTGCGGTTTCGCCGCCCGCTGCCCGCGGTGCCGATCCCGGTCCTGTCACTGCGTGACGGGGCGCGCGGGACGCTGGCCTCTGCGGGTCGCTCGGACACCAGAGACGGCGCCTGCAACCAGATCGTGGCCCGCTCGTCCGCCGCGGGCGCCGCAGACATCCAGGCCGTCGCGTCCCAGACCACCGGGCCCATGTCCGTCACGGGCGAGTACGGGGCCGTGACCCGGCACTGGTCCTCACCGCTGATCGCCACGGACGCCCAAGCCCTGGCCTCCGCTCACACCATGCTCGCCTCCTCGATCCTGCCGGCATCCTCGATTCCCGTCATGTGCGCCCCCGACCCACGCGTCGACCTCGACGACCCGGTCGAGGTCCTGCGCGACGGTGAACGCACGTGGGGGTGGGTCACCGGGTACGACCTGCCCCTGACCGTCGACGACGGCGACATGCGTGTGGACGTGGGGGTGAGTACGTGAGTGACCTCGACCTCGCATTCGCGCCCAAGCGACCCGACGACGCCCTCACCGTGACCGGCCCTGTGTACGCGGTCGACGCAGCGGCGCGGGTCGTACAGGTCGGCCTGCCTGGGGGCGCGGCGTTGATCCTGCCCGCTCAGCCGGGACGCTACCGGCGCAGCACCGCTCAGGGAGGCGGCCTAGCCCGCGTCCTGCTCAATCCCATCACTGGACGGCCCGAACTCGTCTTGGGCCCCCTCGACCCGCTCGACACCGTCGTCCCGGCCACGATGACCGCGACCGCCGGCACGGTCGCCACCGTGACCTGGGCAGGCGCGTCCTACTCCCTGCCGTACCTGGCCGGGGCCTACGGGACCCTGCCCGCCTCAGTGTGGGTCTCACTGTCTGACTGGGGCGAGCCCGTCCTGGTCCTGGGCCCGTCCCCGGTCGCCCCGCCTCCCAGCGGCGGTGGCGGCACCCCGCCCGGCGGCAGCGGCACCGTCCAGGTCACCCAGACCATCGGGCCCCAGTGGTCCGGGTCCTGGCGCGCCTCGGCGGGCGCATGGGACCGGTGGAACGTCGACCGGTACGGCGGCCGCTCCACCCTCTACCAGGGCAACGGATTCGGGTCCGGGCCCATGACCGGGCTCGCGACCTACGGCGACCAGCTCGCCAACCTCGGCGCGATCAGCATCGACCGTATCCAGGTCATGCTCCGCGGTGTGGGCCTCGCCGGGGCGTCGGGCCCCGCGACCGTCCAAGGCTCCCCGCACGGCACCCGGCCCGGCGGCGCCCCGACGTCGACCGGTGCGACCGCGACCGGCGACGGCTGGACCGACCTCGCCGCCGCCACCCGCGAGGGCATGCGCACCGGCGCCATCAAGGCCCTCGCGCTGATCGGCCCCCAGTACTGGGCCGTCGCCGGCAGCGGCGACGGCATGGCCCTGATCGCGACCTACACCCGACCCGCCTAGGAGGCGCCCCATGTGGATCTACTGCGACATCTGCGGGGCGGTCGTGGCCCTCGTCGACCTGCACGCCGACTGGCACGCGGCTCGCGGCGAACACCCGCCCATCACCCCAACCCCCGAGCCAGACCCTGAGGAGGCCCCCTGATGTCGATCAAGGACGCCCGCGGACACGACGTACCCGGCGAGCTGGAGGCACCCGACTACCGGGACACCAACCGCCTGTCCGCCTCGATCAACGACTTCGTGCCAGTCGCGAACGTCACCGAACGCGCGCAGCTCCTGGCGGACCTCGCCGCACAGAACCCGCCCTACGTCCCCTCGCCGGCGCGGCCCCTGTATGTCCACCGCGCCGACGCCCCCGCCCCCAACCGTCTCGAGTACACCGAGGGCATCGGGTTCCGGCCCGTCGCCCCGGTTGGCGGGATCTTCGTGGGCACGCTCAACCAGTTCGGGCAGATCGCGATCCCCCACGGACTGGACTACGTACCGACCATGGCCAACGCCGAGATGAGCCTCGACCTCGCCGGCGGCACCATCGGGGAGGACATCCCCCGCGACTACGTCGCCACCATCTACACCATCACCGCCGCCGAGATCCGCGCCCGCATCACCAACATCCGCGTCTCGACCTGGGCAGGCCTCGGGCTGCGCGTCGCGCTCGCCTGGATCGCGCGGTGAGCGACGCGGTCGTGGTCCAGCTGATCACGACGGCGGGCGTGATCCTGGTCGCGGCCCTCGGCAAGGTCAAGCTCGACCGGATCGGGCGCGACGCCCGCGAGGCCCGCGAGCAGACCGCCAACGAGCACGCCGACGCGGAGTACCCGAACCTGCGCGACGAGCTCACTGCCATGCGCGGAGACCTGTCCGCCGGCCTCGACCGCCTCGAGGCCGGGCAGAAGCGCCACGACGGGGAGATCGGCGGCATCCGCCACACCCAACGACAGCAGACCGACGCCCTGGCCCGACTCGACGAACGCATGGAAGGCCGCGACGCCGAGCAGCGCCGGGAGCACGCCGTCCTGTCCAAGCGCCTCGACGACCACCTCACCACCACCGACTGACCCACCCACCCCAGGCCCCGCACGCAACCTGCGTCGGGGCCTTCGCCATGCCAGGAGGCACCATGGCCACCGCCTACGTGAACGGCTCGGTCCCACCCGAGCTCCTTGCGGCCCTCGACGGGCAGCCCGAGGCGCAGCTGCGAGCCGACGCGGCCGCGGCATGGAACCGGGCCCGTGCCGACGCCCTCCGCCGCACCGGGACCGTGCTCCGGGTCCGGGGCTGGAACCGGACCCTCGCCGAGCAGGAGCGGTTCTTCTTCGAGCGTTACGAGCCCCGCAAGGCCGGCGGGACAGACGTCCGTTGGTACAAGGGCGTGCGGTACGTCCGCGGCCGCGGCGCCGCGGCCGCGATCCCCGGCACCTCGAACCACGGCTGGGGCCTGGCCGTCGACGTCGACGACTACGGGAACGTCGGGCAGTTCGACTACCCGCGCCGCGCCGCGACGTTCCCAGTCCTCGCCGAGCACGGCTGGACCGACACCGAGGGCCGCGGCGCGATCCGCGAGCCCTGGCACCTGGTCTACGACCCCGCCCGAGACCAGCACCGCAACACCCCACCCCCCGCACCGGCACCGGTGCCCGACGTCCAGGAGGACGACACCATGATCGTGGTACTCAACAAGGCGAACAACGCCGCCGTCATCGTCTCGGGCGGCCGGTCCGTGCCCGTCGTCGGATGGGACCAGTACGTCAACCTCACCCAGACGCTGCCCTCGATCGGCGTCTCCGACGCGCAGTTCAACGCCATCGTCGCAGCGTTCCCCGGCGGTGCAGCCTGATGAGCACCCCGACGTCTCCGACCTCCGACCGCGCCGTGTCCTACCTGCGCACCGTCGTGCCCGTCCTGTGGGGCTCTCTGGTCGCCTGGCTCCTCACGGTCGTGGTCCTGCCCACCGAGGTCACCGACCTCCTGACCTCCGACCTCGCGATCACCGCGGTGACCGCGCTCGTGGTCGGCGCCTGGTACGTCGCCTGGCGCTGGGCCGAACCCCACATCCCCGACTGGCTCACCCGCCTGGTCCTCGGATCCGCCCAGACACCCACCTACACCGGACGCCACAGCGCAAGTGTTGAGCATTTGCCTCCATCCGCCGAGGCTGAGGGCGCTTAGCCGGACGCAAGGAGGCCCCCACCCGCGATCTCGCGGATGGGGGCCTCCTTGTTCAGCACAGATCTGTGGCTCAGATCAACAAGGTGGACCCGGTCACGCCCTGGAACATCAACCTTGTGATCGATACGCTTCAGAGTTCAGGATTGCACATGACAACTCCAGTCACTTGCACGGTTGCTGGCAACATACCATCACTGCGGCGGAGGTTCAAGTTCCTTCTGCCCTGATGCTAGTCGCAACTCGTACTCACGCAACTCTTCGAGCAGGGGCCACGTGTACCAGGACGTGAACGACAGGTTCTTCGTGTAGCGGATCTCCTCCACGAGCGCCATCCCCTCTTCTAGTTGATCCAGAAGAGCAAGCCGCGCCAGCTGATACTGAGGCGAAAGGTGAGCCGTCGGCCACGCGACAATCTCGTCGCGACATTCATCAAATTTGCCGAGCCGCTTCTTCGCGAGCCAGACGTTGACCTTCAAAATAAGCGCGTTACCCTCGTCCTTGACAGAACGCACTACGTGGGCGCAGTCCGCGAACTCAATTGCTCGATACCGCTTGTCCTCAAGGTGACGGTAGGGCACATTGCAGATAAACATCTCGAAGATCTCCCGATCCCCGCCCTTGATCAGCTTGTCACCAAACGCCCATGCAAGATGCCATGCCGTAGCCCAGAGTCGATCAGCCGCGTCGCGCAGGTACTCAGCATCCACCACAAGCTGCACGCCGACAGGCGGGCACTCAGGCAACCCACGGACCTTTTCCCGGTAGAGTTCATTGACGACGCTGTCGTTGTGCACAACTAGGTTACGTCGTTGGAAAACCTCACGCACCGCCACCTCTCGCACAACACTCGGCACGGCAACACTGAACTTCTTCTCGAACGTCGCCAGCCAGTCGTCGAAGGATGCGCGCAACATCTCATTGACAGCCCGCTCAATCGTCTGCTCTCTCAACGACTCAATCGACGAGTGACTTGTGACGTCTTGCCACGTAAACGATGCTCCACTGAGGGAGAGCGCGGCGGGAAACTCTCGATATGCGTAGTTCGCCAGATCGGCGATGAACATCTCAAACCCGCCGACCAGACTTGTGAGCAGCGAAGAGAACATCAAAGGGGTAGCAGGCTCGTCATGCCGCACCCTATCGGCAGCCTCCAGCAGGACGGGGATCCCCTCTTCACCGGCCTCTTGAAGCAGGAGCGCAAGGCGACCCACGGCCTTCGTCGCCGGACCATCGTCATTTCCGGACTCGTCGCCATACTTTGGCTCGAGGGCGTCGACAATCTTATAGATCAGGTCCGGAGCCACGCGGGGATGCTTGGCAAGGAGATCCGCATACAGCGCGGATCGTTGGTCGTCAACCCCTGACATCTTCTCCTCGATATACTCGAGCAGGCGAATCATGGTTCGTTGTCGACGAAGGAACTTCGTGAAGATCATCTCGAGTTCCGTGCGCCTCCGCGCCGAGGCCGCACCCTTCTCTTCTTCCACTTTTCACCCGCTCCATGAAGACTGCGCGCCAGTACGCTGCCTGCCCGATCCGAGACCGCGAATATAGCGTTCGCACCCTCCCGCCAGTGCGGTTCGCAAAGAGTAGCGCGAGGCAGGGCTGGTTGCGCAAGGCCATCACGCCCCAGGGCGCAGCCGACCATCTTCAAAAAGCGGGCGATCCCTCGCTCCCGAGGGCAGAGCGTCGACGGTGCACGGCGCAGAATTCACCCTCACGCGCGCGACCCCTGGGTTGCTTCGGCAACGGTGCACATGGAGGGCGCCAGGCCACGATCGGTCAACAGAACGGACGCAACCCGAACTTTGGTATCGAACGTCTGTTCGATACCCTGCATGCGTGAGCAGACCGACCGGCAACACCCCGTTCCCGAAGCGGGCCCGCACGCTGAACCCGAAGCAGTACGGGCACGAGGTCACGACGCCGGAGACGCCGATGCCGGTCCGGGCATGGATCGTGACGATGTCGGGTGATGAGTTCGAGATCGACGCCGAGGCGATCGCATGGACCCGGCGAGCCGTGCACATCAGCTACATGGACCGCTTCGGCCACCCCGACACGGCCTGGGTCTGGGCCGGCGCCGTCGTCAGGCGGTAGGCGCCGAGTCCTCGGGGCGGTCCGGGCGCTCAGCGCGTCGCTTCCGGCGCAGCTCGCCGGTGGCCATGACGACCGACACGACTCCAAGCGCCGCCATCACCCCGCCGAGCACACGCGCGCCCGTCGACTCGGCAGTCACCAAGAGCGCGATGCCGACGACGGCAAAGACTCCGTACACGACCATGCGGAGCTTCTCCATGCTCATCCATCTGCCGTCTGCTTCTTCGGGGCCGACGACTGGGCGATGCGACATGTCCGGCAGCGTCGCCGGGTCCCGGCGTCGGACGGGAACATGTACGTGTTCTCGGCCGTGTACGGGTGACCTGCCGGGCAGTGGGTCTTGGCCGTCTGCCAGTCCCCGCCGGACGACCGCTCGGTGCGGCCGGTCCGCGCCCGCCGCTGGTAGTGCATCTTGCAGACGTCCTGCAGTCCGAAACGCGCCCTCTCGCAGTCCTCGACGCTGCACGCCACGGGCTCGCGCGAGGTGCGCAGCGGGGCGGTCTGCTCGAACCGCTCGAGCACGAGCCGCCCCTGCTCGGCGTCGAGGATCCACGGACCCGAAGTCGGCCGCTCCCAGCCGCGCGTCGAGATCCACGCCCACACACTCTTCCGGGACACCCCGGCCTCGCGCGCTAGCTCACGGATCGTCCACTCCCCTGCCAT